GTTTACAATGTTGCCGGCACACCAGCTAATCGTGCAATCGCTTCTCAAGTAGAAGCAAATGCGCAAGCATTCTTGGCGGATGCCATTGCCGGTGGTCTTCAAGCTAAAGGCATCAGGTCTGCTGAGCCATACGTGACACCTGCAAGACTCCCTGGCCCGCTTCTACCACCTACTCAAGGACCTGCTCTTCCTTCTCTAGGCATGTCAGGTATCGATCCAAGTAAGCGGACCCTTTACTCGCAGTACCGTCAAGGCGTCAGTGCAACGACACCCTTAAGTCCGTTTATTGGTGAAATGAGCGGAGGTACAGTTATTGTCTCGCCACCAACGACTACAACCCCTGGCATCCGACGTGATATTGGTGCTCCTGCACAAAGCATTGATTTGACCCGCCGTGGCGAGAAATCACGTTACTTTAGTTTGTATCCACAACAAGAGTTTATTACTGGGATAGAGCCTGAACCTATTGGTCCAATCGCACAATCTCCTGGTTTATCTCGTATTGGTGGCATGACTCAGCAAACCGTACAAGGTGCAGGTGGGCTTCCTGTTACACAGCTTACTCCTCAAGGCCAGAGGATTGCTTATCCCCGCATGGATAAACCAGCTAAAGCCCTTGGCTTCCGTGGAGAAACTATTACCAATGTTCCTCGGTATGGTATTGATCCTGGGGCAGAAGACTGGAGAGATGATTTAATGCGATCGGCATATAGACGCGGAGGCCCAATCCGTACATATAAAGTTGATCCAAATCAACTTTGATAAACTTTTTTAAATACAAGTAAGCCATGATTAAAGACAAAAAAGACAAAAACTGGATCGCCAAAGCCGATATCAAGAAAGGCGCCTTCACAAAGAAGGCAGCCAAGAAAGGCATTACCACTGCCCAGTTACAAGAGAATGTACTTGCCAATCCAGAAAAGTATGATGACTCTACTGTTAAGCAAGCAAACTTGCGAAAAACTTTAGTATCATTGAAAAAGAAAAAGTACCGTAAAGCTGAGGAAGATTGATGGCACGCGATCCACGTTTAGCTGGGCACGGAAGCAATTACTTTTCCAACAATGAACCCCAACGTTACATTGACTTTACAAAAGATGTCTTTGAAAAAAAGAAGAACTTAAATTATGCAGATTTATTTACGGTACCTGCAACTAGTTTTGAAACACCGTTTTCTCCTGGGCGTTTTAGTGAGACCGACATCAGAAAAAACATTGCTGCTCGAAAACTCAAACTAAATCCTGGCCTTGGGTTTGTTGAGTTTAAAGAAGATGAAAAAGGTCGCGTTATTCCCAACGAAGTGTTTGCTGGTATCGGCGGACCTTTTAGACGTGATGAAGATTATGATTTTGAAACAGGTCGCCCAAAAACGAGGCAGCGTCCTGAGGACCAACCTGATTACAATCCTGTGTGGAAAGAGATGTATGCGTATAGTCCAACTGTAAAAGAACCTAGCGAGAATCCAATGCCATCTGTTTACAACCCAGATCCAACAGGACGAATCATGGCACGGCAAAAAGCTAAAGCTGAAAACGAAGTAGAAGATAACAAATCAGTTGCCCAGTTACTTTCGGAGGACAAAAATAACAAGGACAAAAAAGAAGATAACAAAGGCTCTAAAGCCTAGCGCTTTATAATAAAAGAAAAACTATATTCAGATGTCTAAAGGAAAGCTTTTTCAAGGATTCATGGAGGCTCTCCGCCCTGCCTTGGGAAGCGGAGCGCTGCAGACAGGATTTAGTTTGATGATGGGTGAGTCCTTACCCATGGCATTGCTTTATGGTGCAACGGATACACTGGCTTCTACTGGTGCAGTAGCAGGTGTGCGTGCATTAAAACCAGGAAGAAACGTTGAAATAAAAGATGTAAAAACCGGCAAGGTAACCCAAGACTATCAACCTAGTGGTTGGGAAACACCAGCCAATTACGTTGCTTCTATTGGGGCAAGCAATTTACTCAGTGCCGCCCTTGGTCGACCTTCGCTCTTCAATGGGTTTCAACCTACAGGACAAAATGCACAACAACAACAACAAACACAACAAAATGTTGATTTAAATAATATTGACTTAAACCAGTTGAATGACGAAGAATTAGCTAAATTATCTGACGAACAAATTCTTACTATTCTTCAACAAAACAAACAACGCGAGATGATTAATAATGCAAATGAGTTGGCAGGCAAGTACGCCCCTGGAACTATGTTCCAATCGAGTGGCTTGCCTAATCGCCAATCGATGCGAGAAGAGATGATGAATACAAGCGCCAATGTAAATCTTGGTGACATCCAACAAATGATGGGGTCTATAGCCGGTGTCTAATCCAAATAGGTTTCAACGTTTATTAGCTAATACTGCACAAGCGTTAAAAGAAGGCGCTCAAAAAAGTGAGCGGGCCACACGCGGTGCTGAAGAAGTCTATCCAAGCGTATTAAATGTAGCTGGTAAATATCACAAAGCTTTGCGTGCACAAGGGGTGAGCTTGAAAGAGACTCCTGTACAAGCAATAGGAGCTTTTGGCACACGTCTTGTAACAGACTTAACAAACGATGGGACCAGGGGCGTGTATTGGCGCTACAACCATCCACTTGCAATATTAGATACCGGCATTGAAAATACAATGAAAGCCGTAGTTGGCAAAGATGCCTATAGAGATTTAGGTAAAACTAAAACAGGTTTGTTGGCAGCGACAATTGCCGTACCAACCACGATTATGAGTGGCGCTTTCAATATTCTTAACCCAGGCCAAGCTTTCCGTGCCACTGGATATGCGCAAACATATTCACCAGAAGGTACCGATGATCGTAGAGAGACAGAACAACCTGTACAAGAGTTATTTGATCGTTTCTTCCTGGGGCGCCAAGGAGCTCCATTAAAGTATGAAACTGCAAAAGCAGAAATTCCAAGTTTAACGCCAGAGCGTTATTCAAGATTTATGCAAAACTATTATCAAGATCGTGGTTTTATGGGAATTTTAAAAGTAACTCCCGAGAACTTAGAAGGAATTCCAGAAGCTCGTATGCTTGGTTATCCTGTTAACATTGCAACAGCAACAACAGCAATTGGTGGATTAACTGGATTAGCGGCAGGTTTACGTAGCGCACCATCTAAAGTTGTACCCGGTAGAGGATATCGCGAACATACTGTAGAGATGGCGCGAACAGGATTAACACGCCGTGGTTTAATTGGTGGAGCAACAGGTGCACTAGCTGGGGCTGCTATTGGATCGGTGATTAATGCAACGATTGCACAAGCTAATCGTCCAAAATTGCCGACAGTTGCTGAATATACAGAAGAAATGCAATGATAGAATTAGCTGATAACAGATAGTCGTAAACATGGCATTAATAACAGGCAGTGGCGGAGACTACAGCGAGAATTATTCACGCCGTGGAAACGCTTCTCGATACAACGAAGAAAAAGCTCAAAGTCTTCTTTCTCAATTCATGGCAGGTCTTACTTCGGTAGGCCAAGGAATTGCAGGTTTATTTCAAGGTGGTGCTCCTAATACGACTTCAAACAATATTCTGATTACTGGCGATACTCCAAACGACCCACGTATTACGGGTACCACTGAAGATCCACGTATTACCCAAGGTGGTACACGTACTGGCGGTGTAGACGTCCGTCGTCCTATTACCGGCACTCAAGTTGAGATGGCGGAAGAAACACGTCGCGGTGGTGGACAAAGTTCTATTCCACAGATGGGTGCGGCCGGTCGTGGCGGTGGCGGAACGGGTGGTGGTGGCGGAGGAGGGAGAACAACTCCACCTTCTTCTCCTCAACAAGGTGGCGGTCGCGGTAATGTGAACATCAATCCAGGTGCTTTAGTTGATCGCAACACTTTGTTGGGTGGTGCATTCAGCAATGAAAATGCAGGAAGAACCCTTGGACGTCTTGGTTACTTGGCACCTGTTGCTGCGGCTGCACAGAGTTACATGGAAGATAAGCCTGTTGAGGCATTAGCTGGAGGCGCTGCTGGCCTTGGTACCACGGCATTAGTCCGTGCTGCTGGCCGTGGCATTAAAGGTCCTGTTGGTGCCGTGCTGCAAGTTGCCGCACCTTTTGTTGGCCTTGGTGCACAGCAGTTAGCTGGTGGTGCTGCACAAAGCGCTTATCAGCGGAAGACTGGTTCAGGTGATCCAACGGCATTATCGACTCAAATGGGTCGTATAGAAAAGCTTCAGCAATTAGGGCTTGAAGGTAACATTGCAACTCTGAATGCTGTTAATTCTGGTACCAAAGACATGCTGACGCATGCCATGGAAACAGAAAGAACATACATGCAATCGATGTTCCCACTGCTTGAGCAGCAACGTAATAATGACGTTGTGCGTCAACAGCAGATCATGAATAGCATGGGTCAAAACTTTGCAATGCTTGGCAGTGCTGCTATTACAGGCAAGCTCGCTCTTGGAGCACAAGCCAATGCTGGTGCTAACTTACGCACAATGATGCAGGCTGCACCTTATGCCAATGCAGTTCTTCAAGCTCCAAATATTAGCTTCTGATAGGTAACGACCATGGCAGGATTTCTCGGCGGTTTATTTGGCGGAGGTGGCCAAGGTGGGTTTATGAACCAATCTTATGGTGATTGGCGATCTACTTCAGGAGCAGCAACGGGGAATCCAAACCTCGCTGGTAGTTATGCAGATATTGTTGCTGAGTACCAAACTAAATACGGTAGTGATACCGACTTTGATCCTAAAGATCCAACATCTGTTTTTTCTAAGTTGATTAAAGATCAACAAGTTCAAACGATGCTCGCTAATGATCCACGCGTCATTGCCATGCAAGCACAAGCTTATGTTGATCCTATGAATCAGTTGGCAGACAAAGCATCTGAACGTGCAATGAAAGGCCATATTTTTGCCAATATTTTAAAAGCGCCTGATCGCTACGGTGAGGCAATGGCACGTAAGTTTGACTTTATTAATCCTGTCATTCAAGCAATGAAGGATAGTAATACAGCATCCAAACCATTTACCAGTAGAATTACTTTTAACGTCTAAGAGGAATAGTATGAACCCGAATGTATTCAATTTACCGGCCAATACGTTTGGAAATTATTCTGGTATTGATTTAAATAAATATAAACTGCCTGCGTCTAGTGGTTTTGATCCTGGTGTTTTTAACCTACCCGCAGATACATTTGGTTCGTTCCCAGGTATTGATGGATCCGCCGCAGGACAAGCTGCCTTTGGTGGGGCAGCAGCAGGTGGTTTAGGTTCTTGGGGAGGCATGCAAGCCATCGGTGGTATTGCTAATACGCTTTTCAATCAACTTGGCAATGCACAAGGGACACAGGCGGGTCAAGATTATTTAGATTTCATGGCCGACAAACGAGATGCAGACTTTGGATCTGCTCTGTTTGAACGTAACATTGATATTGCAGATCAATTCAGAATTCCTGGTGTTATTGCAAACATGCAGGTTAATGATCCAAACATTCGACAAGCTGAGCGTAAAGCTAACCTTGTTAATTTAGCCGGTAAGTATGGACAGCTTGGGGGCTTCCTTGCTTAAGTGTTAACGGCTTAAAATAATGAGAAAGAGAGTGTAGTCATTATGTCTTTTGGTAGTGCTGTCAGCGGCGCCTCTAGTGGTGCGTTAGCAGGCATGTCCCTTGGTCCTTGGGGAGCAGCCGCAGGCGGCCTTCTTGGAGGAATCGGAGGACTTTTTGGTGGCGGAGATACTCTTGAATATGGTTTGACGCCAAGGGAAGAAGAGCTTCAAGATTATGCATTAAATCAAGTAAAAGCACCCCCTGGACAAAAACGCAAAATTATTAACAAGGCCAAGAGTTATTTAGAAGGAGGTGATCGTGGAGCATTTGAGTCATATCTTGAAGGACTTGAAGGTCGCTACACTAACCCTGAATTTATTGATAAACGTTTAGCTCGCAGTTATCGAAAACCTATTGATTACTACGGTGACAATTATCAGGCCACTGCAAAAGGTTTGTTTGATACGCAAGGCATTGGGTTTACTCCTTCTGAGTACGATGATTTTGTAGCTCAAGCCAAAGCGCAAAAGGTAAGAAGCGCTGCAGCATTCGGTGATTTATTAAAATCGAATATGATTGCTAGCGGTAAAGTAATGTCATCGAATCAACAAATGCTTGCCGATATTTTTGGCGCACCCGAGAGAGATGCATCTGGTAGGCTAACCGGTAGATATGGCGATATCTCAAATAGCATTTTATCAAAATACGTAAAAGCATAAGGAGTTTTAATCATGTCACAAAAAGGAAACAAAGGTAAAAACAACACTCCCAACAGGAGTGACAACACTCCAAAGAAGGACAATACTCCTGATAAAGGTAAGAATGCAGCGGTTGCATCAAAAACATATAAAGAAAAAGAAAAAACTAAAGAGAAAGAAAAAGCAAAAGGTCCTGCTGTAACCATAGGAGGAGTTCGGTATGACGCGCCAAATCAACAGATTACACCAAAAACCTTTAAACAAATCGTCGCCGCAAATCCAACCACTTCTTTATTAGATCTCAGAGAAGACATAAAAGATAAAGGAAGAACGCTTACACCAAAAGCCAAAGATTACTTTACTAAATTTAAAGATACGTTAAACCAACCGACATCTGGTAATGGGGATGGGGACGCGGCCTCTAGCAGTGGGGATGATGATGAAGTAACGTTTACTGGAGGAGATGCAGATAACGATGGCAAGATAGATGCTCCCCGTGGAGCCGTTCCATTTGAGTGGCAAGCTTATAGAGATATTTCACTTGGCGAACTTCAAAAAGAAACTGCAACAGAAAGCGAGGCAATCCGAGGAAAATATTTAGCGGAAGTTGCCAAGATCCAGGGACAGTCTGCCAACTATCGTACTGATGCAGATGAAAGGACCCAAAGATATTCAGACGATAGTGAAGAGCGCTGGCGCATGTTTGCCAGTACTGCGGATAAAGAGAAAGCTATTGAGGTTCAAAGAATTGTTGCAGCAGGTTTGCGGGATGTAGCTGAAATTGAAGGTAGCTATGGTCTTAAAGGTATCCAAGCAAAAGGTGAAGCAGATAAAGCAGTTATGGGAATTAGGGCACAAGCAGATAAAGATATTTCTCGAATGGATAACACTTCAAGAATGTATAGTCTCCTAGGCTTAGCTTTTGGTTAAGTCTGTTTATAATATAAACATACCTAAGTACGGTTTTTGAAAATGACAGCACTTGATCAAACGGGCACTGATTACGCCTCGGATTTTGACCTTGGTCGGTTCCAAGAACTTCTTAATCGCCTGGAAGCATCCAAAGGCCGTCAGCAACGCCAGAAGTCCGTGGAAGGCCGTCGTGATATCTTCCAACAGGGTCTTGCTAGCATGATGTCCAACTTCTGATCTTGAGGCATCTATAAGCCATGACAACGTTGCCTCCCGGCCAAGTCAATAAAACAACTGAGGACGACCCGTTTGATATTGACAAATATCGACAGGCCGCTGAAGTGGCTTATAGTTTCTCCAAGAAAAAGTTAGAAGATGCTGGAACCCAAGAACGCGAAACCATCGGCAAAGGCGCGTCTGAACAACGCACTTCTGCAGAACAATCCCAGCAGTTCAAAGACACAGAAGAAGCCAGAGACTACAACCAGGCGCAACGAGGCTATCGATATTGAGTTGTTTGACCAATGGGTCGACAACTTAACATCTTCAGATCAAGATGCGTTTTGTAGTTTTGCTGAGGAAACTTTTTCGGTAATTGAGTGTTATCTCTATGCCAGATTTCTTGGCTATGGAGGTAGTATTTCTGCGTGCGATCTTTGGGTTAAATCCCATTACAAAAAACCTGATCATCGCAAGAAACTCCTCTATGAAATCGAGGAGATGCAGGAAGATATTCGTAAGCTAAGGGAAGACGTTGATAACGGCGTTGTTAAACGCGACGCCGGTGTAGCGCGTATTGCAGGAATGCAAAAAGAATTACGCGGCACTATTGCACAGATTGAGTTATTTACATCAAGTCGTGATCGCAAAGGTCTATTAATGGCGGGTGCTGATCGCGCATTGCGTGAGTTGCAAATTATCTTTAAAGATGACCCAATTGAAATCCCCCTGGAAGAAGCGTCCATGAGTATTTGGGCCAAAATGCAATACGAAGACAGTTAAGTTAAAATACATACATGATGAATTCAAACCAACCAAGCAATGCCCCTGGTCAAACGCCAGCGAATGATGCCAATCTTGCCGGCAGCCTTGGTGCGGCTGTGCGTAAACTACAAGAGAATCGCAATCGTTTTGGCGGGAAACGTGAATTACAAGGAGCACCCATTGGTGCTGAAAACAAAAGTCCTGCAGCCGAAGGCGCAAGAGTATTGAGCGCTGTTGCAGAAACACGTAATGAGCAGAATGGAATCCAGCCGCCAGCAGCTTCCCCAAATCCTGGCACACCTCAAGGAACGGGAAGCCCGCAACCAGGACGACAGTCCAATGTCGGACAAAGACAAGCATCAAGCAGCCCTGGAAAAGGCACGCCAGTACCAAGAACAGAAGAAGAAAAACAAAAACGTCAACGAATGAAGTAGTATTCAGTTATTAGCTGATTACTTATCGTGCCTGCATATCAACATCTTGCATATCGACGTAACGCGCAAGCTGCTGCACGTAGGCAACAAATTCGTGCACCACGTAATCTTGAGTCTTTAAAGAAAGCTAGAGAAGACTTTGGTTACTTTTGTGATTATGTTGCCGATAAACCTCCGGCGCAACACCATAAAGAATGGCATCGTCACTTTGTTACAGGCGAAGATAGCGCTTGTCTTTTAAAAATTGCAGGACCAAACGTCGATCTCCTGGCACCACGAGGATCCGCTAAGTCCACAATCTTAGGTTTGTTTACGGCATGGGCTATTGGTCTTCATACTCAAGCAAAAAAGCCACTACAGATTCTTTACCTTTCATACACGGTTGATATTGCACGCTCTAAATCCGCAACAATTAAACGCATCATTGAAAGCAAACGATATCAAGAAGTATTCCCAACTGTGCGTCTTTTAAAGAACGTTACCAGTAATGAGTACTGGTCTATTGACCACAAGTTTGCAGGCATTGATACTACTGGTGAAGAGCAGTTTACGCTTTGTGCTGCAGGTCTTAAAGGCTCAGTGACTTCCAAACGTTCACACCTTGTCATCATTGATGACGCCATTAAATCTGCTGCAGACATCTCCAACCCTGACATTCGTAAACAGATGCAGGACAACTGGAATGCTGTGATTGCACCAACGATGTTTGAAGGCGCAAGGGCTATCTGCCTTGGCACGCGATTCAGGCATGATGACATTCACGCAACGACCTTTAACACGCAAAACAATTGGCTGCAGATTGTGTTGTCCGCCATTCTTACTGATCCCAAGACGGGAGAAGAAGTTTCATATTGGCCAGACATGTGGTCACTTGATTACTTAAAAGAAAAGAAACGACAAGCTCCAATTGCTTTCTCGTTTCAGTACATGAATCAAGTTGTCAGACAAAACGAATTGTCCTTGGCACCTGAATTGATCGTTAAAGCAGAGATTGCAACTGAGTTTGATTGCCTTGCCGTTGGGGTTGACTTGTCTGCTGGTACCAAAGAAAAGAATGACTATACAGTGATGGTATTGGGTGGTCGCCTTGGAGATCGAATACACGTTATTGATTACCGCAGATTACGCGTAATGGGCAACCTTGAGAAGTTAGATGCCCTCAAAGAACTTCTCAATGATTGGAATATCATTGGACAAGATGAAAATGGAAACTATTATCCAACGTATTCAACCTGTGATATTTACTCAGAAGCCGTGCAGTACCAGGCGTCTTTGGAGGCTGACTTTAAACGTGTGTGCCTCACCAATGAAG